CTAAGGTTTATATATTCGGTATTCCGCGGCATACCAGTCGATGCTCACTTTCGTGAGTTCATTCGGCGTTATTTCAAAGCTGTCTCGAAGGAACTTCACACCAGTGAAATCCTCGATATATGCCAAGTCGCCGTTTTCTTTTCGGTTATATACGCGAATCTCGAATCCTTCGTCGTTAGCGTTCTGCTGTAACCCTAAGACGAATGCACTCCTTATATTAGGTGATGCATTGTATTTAAAGCTTTTGGCCGTCACCAATGAGCCTGTTGCATCCGTCCCAGCGCTAATAATCCTAATCCTATACTCGTCCCCAATCACAAAGTCCGCGCCTTGAGTCGGAGAGAGCTCAATCCACCCCAAGCTGCCAGCGAGTAGCGTTGTATCTAGCGTAAATGTGACAGCTTGTGTTAGTGTATCTATGTCAGCAATCTCTATCACAACGTCCCCGTCAACTGTGATTCCAGAGTCTTCGGCTTTGATCTTGAGATAATTGGCCAGAGGACACCTGGCAGTAAACTCGCCTAGCGTGTATGGGAACGACGGACCATCGTCTAAGTCATAATCAGCCGTGCCGACCGCAGCATATGGTAGATCAAAGACTTCCAAATATCTCCAAAGGACATCTGGGTTATTTTCGGCGTTCTTAAAGAACTCGCCCGCTTCCGCGGTCTCATTGTAATACGTATAGCCCAGGGCTAACGCAAACATCTGCCAATCTGGCTCGAACTTCTCTATTGTTCCAGTTGCGTCAACCTTTATTGGAATGTATTGCGTGACTGGATTGCCAACAAAGTCGTTCTCAGACCATTTGACAGTTGGGTCCTTGCTGAACCCCATAGCCTCGCCGACCTTCAGCCCGGCGAAATATATTTCAGTTGTTGTTCCTGATATGTATCCCATCTTTTCACCTCACATGAACGGATTTGTTCTTGTTGATACTGTACTAACAGACGGCATTCCAGGCCCCGTCACCGCCGCCCTAAATTTGCTAAACGCCTGCTTATCAGCGTCCGACATTCGTTGATATTCTTTGCCCAAGCGAACCACACACCGTTGAGCAACCGTCTGCGTCATCTCTACTGTTGCTCCGCGCATGAAGTACTTAGGCACCAATCCGGGGCCCGGCTGAAACTCCGCCTTTTTGCCCTCCTTGTGCTCTTTATATGACGGTGGCACCCAGTGGTAACCAACTTTGATTCCACCAATCAACATATTGGGCGATTGATATGGGTTGACACCCATCGCCAATGCTCCACCTTGCTTGGATTTTCCTTTTGTTGCCAACTTGCCACTTATGCGATCTCGTGTATATTCCGGGGCCGGCCACCAATGTTCCTTCCCAATCGACATAAGAGCTTCTTTGACAAGCTCTGTGGTTTGCGTACCAAGCAGGCCAAGCTCTTCTCTCCATAGCCACTTGGCGTGTGGATACTTCCTACCAGACTTTGGGGGCCAATTGCGCCCATTGAACCATGGCGACGGTCCGAATAGTGATCCTTCCCACCCTGGCTGCGGTATTGCCCAGCCCTTAGCATATGGGATTCCTTCCCACTCTTGTGACTGAGCGATTCCAGAAGTGCCCTCGAACGCCGCCTCTCTAACAACCATACCGGCATCAAAGAGCTTGAATCCAAAACCGACTGGACCTTGTCCGCCCTTATACTCTCCCAAGGCGCGCACCGAACCAGGCTTCAAACCGGCAACACCAGTTGATGCCAGTTTGCCACTCTTCGAATAGTGAGACCACTGAGTTCCCATCTGACCACGCTTTGATGTTGCACCGACCCCTATTGCCGTCGGGCCTGCAGACGTGATGTGGGACGGTGACGTTCTCGGTATTGTCTCAGCTATGGCATATCTTCCGAGCACGTCCCAAGGGACGCCCGATCTAGTCGCATAGTACCCTGCCCGCGCATGAAGCTCTGGTATGGCTTTCTTGAATTCTTCCCAGACGATTCGCTTATATTTTGAAGCCATCTGATCGAGCAACCCCATCGTTCTGCGCATACTCGCCTCGTCGCCCTTGATCACGACTTGCATTGATTGCTGAATGTCCTTGAACATCATGGCCGATCTCATCATCATTTTTCGGCCTTGACCGAGCTGATATTTCCCAGGCATCCCTACGAAGCCCGTCTGCAGATTTACCCCATAGAATGGGGGCGTTTGTTGTAAATTTGCCATAGTTACCTCGTTATATTGAACTCGATGCGAAAATCAATATCAATTCTAAATTCTTCTGTCTCAGGATTGTAAAGAGTCGTCGTTAAACCACCAACAGAAAAATATCTGAGATAGTCGATCGTTTCATCAAAGACGTCGCCCAGGTTCTCTTCCGTGTTCCGAAGGAACTTGTAAGCCCGCTCTCCGACTTCGCGAAGCATTTCTGATTCGCTCTCCCCGTCCACGAAGATGCCTCTCCTCGTTATTACAGCAAGAGAAAAGTTCCATATCTGGCCTTCCCCATGCCCTGTGGCCGTCTCGCGCCCGATCGGATCGAACGCTGTCGATATGTTTAGTGGCACGACGTAAATATACGGCTGATTTGCGTCGCGCTTTTTCTCGCTGGTGCCCGCAATCTCAACCTTGAAGTCCGTAAACTCGGCCACAATGGCTCGTTTTAAATCGAGCAATACAGCGTTATAGAGACTCATCGACACGAAGTTAGTTGTTATTGAATTGAGCTGAATGCTCGTAGTCGAATCGCCAACCATGCTCACGTCAAAGTACCAATCAAAATTTAGAATCTCTGTAATCCCAAAATCTGTCAGTGTGAGCGTGACGTCATCTTGAATTGCTGTCGAATAGGTTCCAACGACTGACATGTCCTCGGCTCGGATGATATCAATCCCACTGATGTAGTTATTGGCGTCGCCCGATCCAGCGTTTATATCAAAGACAAAGTTTGCAATTTTTGATACGGCGGGTGTGTCGCGCTCGTCGCTCCTCCAACTGCCAGAAGTTGCAATCCCCCATCTGTATGCGTTCATTATGACGTCGTGGTTCGAATAATGAGTCCAAATGCCCGAGCCACCTTTAGACGCAGCATGACCATAAGGGTATGACGACGGTTGTGCAGTTCTTAGAAGTCTATAATTGTCGAGAGGCGTCCCTGGTTCACATTGAAGAACGAACCAATACGTGCCTGGGGGCAATTCTATAGACGAAAAATTAAACGTTTGATAGCCCTCGCTTATAGTAAACGAAAAGTGATTGCTTTCTACAATGACAACCGTGTCAGGATTGCCGGCGACATCTGCGACTATTGTTGCATATAAAACTGGAGTGCCAGAGCCACCCCCACCGAAATTTGTAAAAAACATTTCGATTTTGCTAATTGTCATTGGCGACGCTACAATAAATGATTGCCCGGATTCAAAAAAGTTCCCACCTACGTTCCCAACGGCAAACTGGCCCAAGCTTGTATTATCCGCAGAAAAATAGAGAACGTGTTCCATTAACAAACTCAAGCAGTCGGGAGGTATAACTCCAGGCACCTCTTCCGACATTGTGTCAGTATATGTTCCAGCATCGAAGTCGGCCTTTGTTGATATCACGTCTACCATGATTCCCAAACCTCCTCGACTTCGAACCGCGGCTCACCATCTATCACTTCATAGAAAGAAAGACGCCAGCCCTGCCCCTCAACTTCCTCGAGCTTCAGGGCTATAACTTCCCACGTTAGCCCAAGGGCCGTCTTGCCCTGCGCGACCAAATCCTGAAACTCCTGCTCGTTCATCTAGGTCTCCGATATCTTATTGAGGATTACTTCTATATAAACCTTTCCATAGTTGTTGACGTCCTCTATAATATATTTATCGTAATAGTAGCTGCATGCAATAGCCGCATTAACTGGGATTGACACTATAAAGGCTACTGTACCGGCTACTGCATCATAGGTATAGTCACTGTCTGTAAGTAACCGCGTAACATTGTCGTATGTCATTGTCATGACGATCTCGATCGCCTCTGGCCTGATATAGGCCTTAGTTTCCGCTCCTTCAACGATAATGCTCAGGGTATCCTCAGCATAGCGATAAAAGAGATCTCCAGCGAGAAGCGTCCTCTGGCCGTGATAGAGCGAAATATCGGGTCTAAGGTGGACAATCTTCTTGCCTGATGACATGAGCCCGCTAGTTTGAGTCTGAATATAACTGTCGTCAATCGTGCTTGTACCAAAAATTCCCTCGACTATCGTGTCGACGGTTTCTCCAGAGACCGATGGACTCCCAAGCTCACTTTGAGTTGGCTCACCAATAATACGCCACACGAACTTCTCGGCCGCCCCGAGTCCTTCAGAAGAAAAAGCCCGTATGAGTTGGGGCATTACCTTGTTCATGAATCGCTTCAACCCCCCGTGTCCAAGTCATCTAACTGCTCAGAACAGTACAGTTCTGGCATCTTCTTTAGATCTTCTTTGTCCGTGTCAGGTGGCACGTATGTCCGTATGTCATACTCTGATTTGGCTATGAAACCGCCGGCCTTCCTAACACTTTCAGCATATCTGTCGAGATACCAAGAAGCCTTGGACTTTGTGTACGGGTCGCCGAATGACACATAGTTGTCGTCCTGCCTGTATGACTTTATTCCGGGGCCGTATACCGCGACCATTGATAGGTAGCACGAAAAGTACATAGTCGCAAGAAAATGATATTTGTCCGCCAGATCTATGCTACTTATAATAGCATTTCCAACTTCGTCGATTGCAATGTCGATCAGTGTCTCGAGCTGTGTGTTCGGTAGAGATATCTCCTCGAAACTAGTCATGGCGCGTACGCGTGCCTTAATTGATCGAAGATATTGGGCGGCGGTTGGTCCACCACTCTCTGCGTAGAGGGTTAGCTTCGCATAGTCAAGCTCTATCGTCATCTCTGTCGACGTGCTGTCCGCGCCCTCTTCAAAGAGCATTAAGTGAATCTCGTCTCCGAATGAATAGTCGACTGACATGTCGTTCTGGGCCGTGATTTCGTATTCCCACGGTTGTGCGCTGGCGCTGGCTGGGAACGAGTTTCCGAGCTTTTCCCACGTTCCAGTCGAATAATTCATGATATAGACGCTCAGTGTGCCGTCTTCTGAACCGGCCACAACCGGTTGATATTGTGTAAGATTGAGTTCGAGCTTATAGCCCGTTATGATTTTTGAAATAGATGAAATAGAAAAAGAAAAAAGCATCCCCGCATGTCCATAAAGCGTCGGTGGCGTGCCAGTAGAGTTGACACTCTTCACGACGAGATCCACGCTCAAAAGTTCTGCCGTTGCAGCCTCAGAGAACCATGACCCAGAGTCTGGCGCCAACGATGGCACCACATTTGGGCTCAGTACCCGTGTTGAGTGTTGTATCGTCTGATTGTAGTACGTATTATCGACGTCATCGATTTGCAAAGGGATGTATTCGATAGCCATTTTAATCCTCTCTTAGACGAGATCGCCTACGTGTAGCTTCTTCTTCAAGTTATCCCAGAAGACGTCCAAGACATCATCTGCGAAGTACCCGCTAGCCACGAAGGGTAGCGCAAAGGCAAAGAAATCGGCCACCTTGGCAAAACCGAACGACTGCACGATTTCGACCAAGTTTAGACTCGTACTAGCGGCATCAGCAAGCCCATAGAACACAAGTGCGCCCGCCGCGGCGGCCATTCCAAGCCTATTCAATAATAGCTTCTTATCGATTGCAAAACCTTTGCCGGCGAACTTCCTCTCATAGAGTATGTTCATAAAGCCACCGAAGACCGCGACCAATATCGCCACTATCATAGATTCATATACCATAGTATACCTCCTTACATTATTGTAGATGCATATGCTGTTCCCAGGATAGCATCCACTATGATTAGTACAATGAGGGCAACCTTTAAAAAGTTATGCTTGTTCTCATTGATGAACTTCCCCGTGACCTTATCTGGATCGTGGTATTTGTCATAGTGCCCAGTTACTGCGACACCGATGGCCTCGTCCACTTCGTGTTTGTCGGCACATTTTTCGTTGAGGCGGCGCCTGAGCTCCCTTTGCTCTACTTTGACTTCGCCAATGTCCTCGCGTATATCGCGTTGCCCTTCCTCTAGTTTGCCGAGTAGCTGGGCGTGCCCAGAAAAGAGCTTCGTAAAGAATTGTTTCTCTTCGCCATTCAACAGACCATCTCCTTATATCCCCGATATTGTTGCTATATTACCTACGTCTATTCCGGACACTTTCGCCGGATTTTCAATTCCACTTAATTTGCCTGTCCAAACCCCTATTATCACGTCGTCTACCCACATTTCTGTTGGGTCAAAGGCAGGACCTCCTGTTTGGCAAGCGACGGATTTTATAGTAGTGGCGGTGTGAAGAAGAAAATAGAACCCACCAGTTATGATTTTTACACCTTCATAATATAAATCAAACGTATTGGCTGATAAATTATGTACTATAGTAAATTTATTCCACCCAACGTGTGCATTTACTCCAGTGTCCTTATATCCATTGTCGTAATATCGTATATCACCCGAACCATCACCAGTATATATCATTATATAAGCCATCGTATCGGCATCTGCTGGGTCTCCAACTTGGCCCAAAGAATAGATAATCGTTTTGTGGTCTCCTCCAACACTTAGGGTAGGAAAATATACCCAGAGCGTTATTGGTTCCTCATCAATCACTGTACCATCATGATATGCCCTGGCCTGATTTCCGGCAGGCGCTCTTATCCACATACTATGGGGCGCACTATGTGATTGTGTATCATCAATCTCAAGATTCGCGCACGGCTTAATCGCACTATCAGTCCAATCATCGGGCGCAGTACCTTCATCTTCATCGTCGAAATTATTATTAAATATAATAGTCATTGTTAATCCCCTAATATTACATTTTCTCCGACTAATTCAAGCATATCTTTATCACACCACTCTATGAATGATTCCACGTCTTCTATCAGCTCTTCCTCTCCTGTCTTATCCCCTTCCACTAGAGCTTTTGGAATATCGGTATAGATATAACAGGTGATGCCATCTTTATCATACACTATCGGGGCATTCCACCCAGGATGGTGTTCGGCAGTCATAAAGGTCTCTTCGGTGTGTGACACCAATAGGACAGCGCTATCTGTATCTATTGTTTTCTTGATAGTATCCTTATACTTATATCTCCAGACCTTTTCTGTCATTATGATATCTCCACTAGGGTTAAATCAGGCTTAAACATAATGATATCCGCAGTAAGTGCTACACCTAATATTTGAACTTGCTCCCCAGCGCCATCGGGTGCGCTCTGAGTTAAAGCGCCTCCAGTGGCCTCACTAACATAGATAGACCCTCCCGGTGTCCAGTCCCAATCATCATCTCTCATGAACCCCAACATCAAAAACACGCCCGCATTATCAGCATTGATGGTCCCAGTAGCAATGACCACACAGGGCATCGTTGCAGCGGCATCGGCCTTGGCCTTCCAAACCTTCCCGTCGCTCTTAATATACCCTAACTCATTGATTGCTAAATTCTCCCCAGCAGTAAGCACCGCCGTCATTCCCGACCACGTATTATCGGACGTTAGAGCGGACACAACCTTCATGTTCTTTCCAGATTCCAGGTCTAAACCATTTGCCTCGACCGCACTCACAGCGGCGGCGTCCAAATACTTGTCGTGATTAAGAGTATTCTCGTCGCCCTTCACACCCATCGCGACAACCGCATCGGCGTTATCGTAATCCGTTGCCCCTTCGGCCATTCCATCCAACTTAGTTATCTGTGTGGATGTTGCGAGACCTTTCTGTGAATCCGTGGCATCTTGTATGTCGTCCTCTCCATTTACGTGCTCGCCCGCATGATATTCTTCATGAACCATTTTTTCACCTTCCATTTAAGAGAAAAAAGAGGGGGTCATCCCCTCATTACGATAGTTGTACCAATTTGATGGCATCAGATGCAGTCTTTCTAACAAGCCAGACAGAGCTATCTGAGCCGATACCAAATCCGGCATCCCCGACCGCCCAAGCACCGAATTCATCCTGCTCTGGGACAGCGTGGTCAGAGGTAATATCAGCCCTCAGATGGATCGCATATGCCCCGGTATACCTCTGGTCGGCTATGTCGTCGTGGCTTACGTCGGCATCATTTATCATTGTTGCGTCGACGTGACCGCCAGCATCGAGAATGATACCACATCCTGAACTTCCGGCACCAGCACTTGTTGCCAAGAACTTGTTTGTGTCTGTCAGGTCCACAGAAAGTGCGCTTCCTGCACCACCAGTTAAGCCAGCACCAGCGACGTCGGTATTAAGACTGTCCTTATCAACGCCCGCATCCTTAACCCTGAGTGTCCCAGTGTCGTGGTCGATTGTAACGTTATCCACAGTCATACCAGCGCCATTAGCACAGAGTGCTATTGGGGCAACAGTCACACCAGTCTCCGAATCGGGGTCTATCGCCAAGCCACTCGCACCAACGGCCAAACCCTTGCTGGCTTCAACTTCGACTTCTACCCCAGTGCTCGTGAGTATGACGCCATGGTCGCCGTCGGTCTTTACTTGTATGTCCCCACCAGATAGTTCCAGACCACCGGTGCCGGCTCCAGCCGCAACCAAATCAACAGCTAATCCATCAGCGTCAACACTCAGACCAAAATTGGCCTTTAGTTCGGCCTCCATACCAGATGCGCCCCTAACGATTCCATGAGCCCCGTCGGCCTTCACCCTCAACTGTGTGGTGTCTATCTCCAAGCCCGGGTTCGTGTCATGGAGGTCAACTGCCAAGTCATCAGCATTGGCCGTAATTCCATCGCCACCGATTGCATTTATCGTGTCGCCGTCCTTTGTCAAGCCAGTTCCTGCCGTTACGTGGCCCATTCCACTGAACTGCGTGAATGTAAGTGCATCAGTTGCAACTACATCACTGCCCTTATCATTACTACATACCCATCCTTCATCGGCATATGTACCCTCTTCAATGAATGTATATGCACCAGCTGCCGAACTACCCGCAGCCATGTCATCGGCTCTAGCCCAAGCAGTTGCAGAAGCGACATATATGCCATCCTCTACGGCGGTATCCTGTGTCATGACAAGAACCCTGTCACCAACCACAATATCCACAGTATCAATAGTTTGTTCACCGCTCAGTGTAATATCTACCAAACTCGCGACTCTAACTGAATCCTTAGGTGCAAGCCCCTCTGCCAATGCATCCACGTATCCCTTTGTCGCGGCATCTCCATCAGCTGTGGGAGTAGTTATCCCAGTCAATTTTTGTCCAACTGCAATATCCGTTGACGGCTCCTTAGGCAAACCATTTGCATCAAATGCAACGATGCCGTTTTCGGTTGCCGAAGTTGCTCCGCCATGGTCGTCAGCGTTGTCTATATCGTGTTTCTTCATATGTCCTGCCATTATAATCATCTCCTCCTATTCTATGTCATTTCTACTTTCCTTTGGTCACCGCTTCCGACCCTGAATATCATCCATATAACGTCATCATTCGTATCGTACCAAAGACACCAGTCATCGTCCCTCTCTAAAGTTGGTTCAGTGTCCTGCCTGTAAGTGAAGCCACGAAGTGCGAGCCCACTTGTACACGGACAATCAACTAAGCATCCTGTCTTACCACAGCAAGGACAATCTGTCGGTTCTGTAAGTGCAGTAATTTTTTGTCCTGTGCTGCAACACATACAGAATTTAGGGTATATAGTTGCCGGATTGCCGTCATGGTTCGCGGCTATCGTATCCAATAACGTTTCCTCTCCACCTGAAAGAGCGGCGTCGAATGTAATATTCAAATTATTGGTGACTGCCCAACTAACCCTTTCTAACGTTTTTGTAATTCCGGCCTCTGCAAGTATCTCCAGCTCTAGCTTATCATTATTCACACTTGCCTTATTATATGGGTATGTTTCGCTCATTCAATCACCTCCATTAGGACTACTCGGAAGTTCTTTGCCTTTGCAGTTCCAATGCCAACCCTCTTAATATCAAAATCGAAATCATGATCTGCTCCGGATAGGTTCAGAATAATCTCTCCATAAACCATGGCCGGCTCGTCTGTATAACCACTTTTAGCAACGTGTTGCCATTGCTGAAATACATGAGTTGTGTCGTCAATCTCGCCCTGAACAACAACACCCACGTTAAGTGTGGACTGGTATATCTCACAGCTCATTTTAACCAAGTACATTTTCGGCCCAGTAGCAAGCGTGATTCTTTTTGCTTGTGTAAATACATCGCTTGTCGTAGTGAATTCTGTGTCAACAGCGCCCTGTATTATTTTCTGTGGCCCATTATCAGTATAATTTTTCGTTGCCCCGTCCTGTGCCGCAGTCGGGTCCAGCAAGTTAATTGTTTTATGTCCATTCGCATCGAGCTGACCAAAGATGACAGTACTATCAGTATCCGTGTTAAAAACATACCCTCTTTGAGATGCCGCATTATTTATTTGACCAAGGGCCGCGGTTGTTATCCATGAACCGCCACAATATATATGAAGCTTTGTGGGGTCTCCACCTCCACTAACATCATTGATTGATTCAACTATACAATTCTCAATGACTAAAATCCCACTCGCCATTCCGAAGGCTTCTCTAATCTGGCTAAAATAAAGGCCCTTTACGGCCAACGCTGACCCATCCGATATGATACCAATATATTTATTAGGATAAATAGAAGTTGGTCCTATGCCTGGACTTGTGCTATCCAACATGACTGTTTTTCCTGCGGGAACTGTAAATGTCTCATCGACGACAGTTTCATCGACCAGGATATTTATAATACTTGCGGCCCCCATTCCATCAATGGCGTGCTGAATAGTATCAAACGGGTCATAATGGCCGCCCGTATATCCCGAATTGCCCCTACTTCCCGACACCTCATATATGTCAAGCTGGTTCGGTTGAGTTAATGTGTCTCCCTCAAGAACTGTTCCGGCGGCTTGTCCGAAGTCCTTATTGAAACCGGTATTCTTTGAAAATACTGGTTCAAATACACCACTCTTCACATTCATTTCATGTGATGTTGCATTTACTTCAATTGTGGTTCCATCAACTTTTGCATCAAGAAATCCAGCGGCTGGGTCGGTTGCATCAGACTTGACTTTTTCGTCGGTTCCTGTCGCGTCGTCCTGCCAGCCAATACCACCAGCGCCATCTGGTTTCAGAACCTTAGCAGTATTTGATTCGGACGTCCCCATGCTGGAAACTTCTATCTCGGCCCCGCCACCATTTTCATGTAATGCTGCTGTATGTTGGTGGTTATGATCGCTTCTTGCAAAACTATGCGCCGTACCCTCTGCATTAGCATTTTCATCTATTGAACCAGGAGCAGCTGCATCCAACGGGTCAGACCCATCTTCTGGGTCATGTGTATCTTTATGTGCTATTGGATTCAGTGTATATTCTATCCAATTTGCGCCATCAAACTTATAAGTCAAATCAGTGGTTTTATCATAAATGAACATTCCATCAGTGGGTGCGTGGTTTGTCCAATAAGGAGTTCCGCCAACATCGGCTATTTCACAAATATCATTCGTTGTGAAAGTATCATAAGTAGAAGTTACTATGTATCGTGCTCCTGCTACAACTGCACCAGGTGCTGGTAATGTAACCACGAAATCAATAATAGGAAGTTGCCAACTGTCATGGAAAAACACCAACGCATCTTCTTTAGGAATAACACGAACGGCCTTACCTGCGTCATTTGTGTAGTTGGCCGGTGTATCATCCAATTCAGTAAACTCATCTTTTCCACCAACCTGGTCGTCAACATATTTCTTCGTTGCCGCATCTTGATTCGCTGCTGGGTCAAGGACGCTTACAATTTTTTTGGAGTTCATATCCATTTCGTCTAATACTTTAACTTGTCCTTTTGTCCCATTGCTCGTAGACTCAAGCGTTAAATCTTCACCAACACCAGTACCGCCATTAATGGCTTGGCCCCCTGCCCTACCTGCTAATAAGACGTTTAAGAGGTCCTGATCATCAACATATTTTTTTGTTGCTGCGTCCTGGGCAAGCGTGGGGTCAACCACACCAGTGATTTGGTGAGTTCCCATCGCCAAATCAGTATCCATAACGTGAGCGGCGACGCTCCAGTTCAGATTGAGTAGATTGGCATGGTCAACTATGGTGCCAAGCTTTCTCCATGCAGCTCCCGAATACCACCAAGCGATATTTGGATCGACTCCTTGTTCTATGACCGCCCAACCGTCCTCTGGGGTTGTAACTATCCAAAGCGAGGTTCCAGAATCCCACTCGCAAACGTCGTCTGTCACAACGGCCTGAGTAGTAGAGGGCATTGTCCCAGTTTCGGTGGAGATATATCTATCGCCATCGCTCGGAGCACCTGGTTCATTGGTTACCATCGCCTCGAATCTGATAATTGGGGGTTGCCATTGCATCCCAACTATAGCCGCAGCTATCGCGTCAACCATAGTCTGGGTATCAACAGCCACATTGGCAGCTGTCAGAGCATTAACTGCCCCTACCAACGCACCATAGATATCACCTTCATGATCGTTGGCATCACCCACATCGTGCTTTCGTCTATGACTTACAGGCGCTGGCATTTACATCAGCTCCCGAACCACCGCAGCGACTGACCGCCACTAGCACAAATAGCATAAACTTTAGAAATGTCATCTATTTCAATTGGAAAACTTTCGCCCGACGTGAGTTCAATTCCAATTCCCAACGTAACGCCAGAGACGCCCACAAATACCGATTCGGTGTTCGTGTTATCCGCTTGCACCGTCACACCACGCTCTACAGCTTGTGCCGTGCCACCGTTGAGTTGCGTCTCTGTTGCGCCGATCGTATCTGTGTCGTTGAATGCCGCTGTCGGTAAAGTTCCATCCTCAGCAACATTAACCTTTAAAAGCCAAATTCCAGAACCGGGCGTCGACTCTTCCACTGCGACGGCTCTCGGATATCCACTAGTATCTGCTCCATGTATCATCTAATACCTCCCTACTTCGTCATTTCTCCGGGGTTGTCCCCATTGATCTCTCAGGATCAATTTGCAAATGAAGTACAAAATATAAAAAAAGAAATTAATATGGGCCCGAAGGCCCATTATATGTTTAGCCAGTGGCTATGAGCTTATAGATCGCGGTCGCGTAGACAAGGGCCACGGCAAACCTGTTGGAATACCATGTACCAACGATACCGAATCCGGCACGTGGGTCCTGTTCTGCAGTGATCGTCCTCTTCTCATACCACGCAACGGGCTTGATCTTGGAATCGAACAGATAATAATAGCCCCTGGTTACCCATGGGTTAGTTAGTATGCTCAGTCCCCTGATCCTTCCAACGGCGTGTTTTCCCTGCTCCATGCCGGCCTTGTCGAAATACGACTCCCTCTCGTGGTTAGCGGTACTGGTAGCACCATAACCGGCTACGTCAACCATGAGGTTCAGGAGGTTCTCCCTACTCATAGGATTGCACAAAATCCAGTTCGTGGTGTGGCCATGCTCGTCTATGTGAGCGATTGCAGCGTCGATGGTTGCAAGCGATATTGCTCCACCAATTGTAGTGATGTGGGTATGTGGATCAGCCATAACGTTCGCGCCATAAGTTGGCGGGAACCTTGGATCTGTGCCAGCCAATGAGTCCAACCAAGTGTTGTCGATGACCTCGACGATCTTCCTTTCCTGATTGTCCTTCATAGCCCTGAGAGCCCTCGCAGCGTGCCACCTTATCTCGGTCTCGTCGGAGTCCTCGATGGTGTTCCTAGTAATACCAGTTGCGATCACGTATTCTTTGAGGTCTAGATCGAAGTGCATGTAGTCGCCAATAAGCTTCTGATAGTCGGGTGTGGCCCCATCCTCGATCTCTTGTGGATAGAGGTAAGACTCCTTTGGCACCTTAACCTTCAGTGAGCTAACTGGCCTGACAAACACCTTTTTGAACGTGAAGTCCGGATCTTTGACCGATTCCAAAGTCATCCGCTTCATCTCTTCCCAGAGTGCTTCTAAGTCGAGATCAGCGGTTGATTTCATTCCTATAACTCCTACCATGTTTTATCCCTCCTTATATTAGATAGAACTCTCCTGCCTCGTTCGCACAGATAATTAGGCTCATCGCCACTGTCTGTACGTCAAGCGGATTTCCCTGCCTGTCGAGAACTAACGGTGTACCGGTTCCAGTACCCAGAAAGTTGATCTCTGTGATCAAGCACGCGTTCGGTGTAGTCTCATTTCCATCGGTTTCAATTTCTGTAATCTCCAAGCCATCCTGGGCGCTGTTGACTGCAACTATAAGTGCCGTGCCCTGCCTAATGACAGTTCTCACATTGAGAGTGTCATCAATCGCACCAGCGTCAAGAATAGTTGCGTCAGTTGGGTCCAGAGTCGTTGTATACAGAGTGTCTTTGTTCACGAGTCCGTTCGCATTTTCGAGCGGCTCGACGTCTGAATATGTTCCAAAAGCCATTTATTCATCTCCTTTTTTTCAATAATGCAAGCCATCATAGACGTCTTTCATCGGGTTCTGTGGTTTCGCTGCTGGTGTTTCTGTGTGTGCTACAGCGACAGTCTCTCCCTTTGGTTCGTCGCCAAATTTGGCGTTGCCTTTGACGTCCTTAATAGTCTGCCAAAGTTCGTTTAATATTTCTGTCGACTTGCTCATAAGTTCGTCGACCCTCTTGTCGCCAACTTGATGTCCAAGTTCGAGCTCTTTCTTATTAATGTTTATGGCAAGCAGTGCCTTGTGGGACTGCTCGAGCTCGGCGTACTTTGTGGTCAGTGTATCAAACTTCTGTGCAAGCTCATCGTTCACCTGAGAAATAGGCTGCTCAACGGGCTGTTTCTCAGCCGTATCAACATCCTTTTCCGTAGTGACTTGCTCTTCTTCGGTCTTCTCTGGCTTTGTAGCCGGAGCTTCCTCGGAGTTTTCTGCCACAATTTCTTCTTTGACTTCTCTCTCGATGAGTCCATCGGCAGGCGCCGGTGGGGTCCCTACATCGCTAGTAGTCTCAGAGTTCTCTGCAACAACTTCCTGAGTCTCGACCTGCTTCTCTGGCTCTGCGGCCACTGTCTCTTGTGTCTTATCGGCCTGAGCTTCAACCTTTGTTTCATCAGTCACGGTATTTCCTCCTTCAGAATTTTTAGTCTCAACCGTACTTGTACCATTAGCACGATCATCCTTTAAATACTTTTCGCTTTCTTGAGCTTCTTTTGTCGCTTCTTCACCAGCTTCAAAGTACTTCGCGAGTAACCTAGCAAAGTTCATTGATTTTGTTGTTAGCCTGCAGCCCTTGCAAGCGGGACGGGCGACGACACTGATTCCGGTAAATAAAACGTCTGTTAATATAATCGGTAACGTCTGATTCGTGGGTTTCCCACGAATTTCTGGACTGATTGCAGTCAATAGACCACTTTCTATTTTTTTGGCAATGTCTTCGTCTTCAATAAAGCCCTCAAACATTATTACCTCTTCGTGGTCATCGGCCCACGCATCTGTTACCTGTCCAATTACGTCGTGCACAGATGTGCTGTGGTCGACTGTGATTGATTGCCCAATAAGTGATGGCGACGAATTCTTCAACCCGTCCCACGTGTATTCAAGTTCATTGAACGTGCCCGGCTTTAGTGCAATTCCTTTGATTGTGACACGATTTGTTTCTGTGTCGCGCTTTACGTCAGAATTTTCGAACGCGCTTATGTGCTGTAGTCGTACAAAACCATCTTCGTCAAAAAGTTCATCTAACATCTGTCTCTCTCCTTTAGAAAACTGCGCGTATTCAATCTTGCAAGATTCGCATACGGGCCTTTCCACAAAACTCAACTCAATGGGCTCAATCCCCATCATATCGACATTGTCGCCCGCGCCCATTGATTCATATTTGAACTGTAGACTCACAGAGTCACATAGTTGTTGTTCCAGTAGTTGCAATAGCTTACCATATGCGTTTGACCCCTTATTGATAGTTACTTTAGCTTTTGCACAGTAACTGTTAGTTATTGCGTCGCGTTCAAACCATGACTCAGTGACCTCGCCCACGAGGTCGTCCGGAGTCACTTGGTGCCCGAGATACACCGGAATGCCCCTGAGCTTCGGTGTAAGCTCCTCAAGCTCCACCTTCCCAATTTTTCCATATCCTGGGAAGTCCCCAGTGCTCAAAGCCTTCACTATAGCAAACGGTTTTTCCTCTTCGAGTCCAAGCCACTCGTCGATCGTGCTCACTCTACGTGTCCTCATTTGTTCACCTCTTTGGATGCGATGTCGCTTTGTCCAGTCTGCTTCCCAATCTCTTTTGCAAGGTCGGGTTTGCCCGTCTGACCAGAAATATTAGAGGGGACGACTTTCCGTGGCGCTGCTGGTAGATCAGTCCTCTCAGCAAAGCCGCGCTCGTCGCGAACTTCTGAAGAGTCGCGCACCGCGTTTTGCAGATATATCAAATCTGTCTTGGCCTGTACAAACAGCTCGTCTACGTTAACTGGCCTAAATACAAATTTCGGATAGTCCACCCGTTTGACAGAGTCGCCAATCTTATCTTGAATGATATTTGGTATTAGCTGTGTATTGAATGCGTCTTCAATCTGAGTTTGCAAGAACTTGACATAGGACTCGAACACTTTCAATTGCACGGTTGCAGTGGCGTTCGTTGAGCTCTTGCCTTCCCAAAAAACGATCGGGACGTTCATACCAATCGATAGAATCATGATGATGTAATCGAGATATGCACGAAAGTCCATGCCTTGACCAGGACTGTTTAACAGACTAACGTCCACGTCTCCAGCAGTTATTATATCTTCCGGAAACTTGAGCTCAGAAAAATAATCGCGCAGCTCCTCTAGCTCGGGCGCCTGAAACGGATTATCCATGGCCCCTCCCTTAATAAGGAACTTCGTACCAACATACTTATTGAGCATGGCTCCAACATCTCTCTCTGCTTGATCCTTGAGATAACGCACAACATACCGGACCGCCTCTATGTCCGAAACGCCATATACAGAGTCAGAGAATGGATTGTTAGCCATATATATGATCTCTTCCTTCCTGAACTTGATGGGTTCAAGCCTACTCGGAGTCCGCTGCTCCCAGCCTCTGATTCTCCCCTTGCTGTCCACCCTTACAAACATGGTATCAGGATTTCTGATATATAAGTCCTCACTAGTGTACTCCATGTACCCAGTTCCAAAAATCTTAGAATCCTTAGCAAAAATATAACCCTTGTGGTCGATCCCGACCTTGTCGAGATATTCACGAACAGCTGCCACAGCCTTTTTATGTGTTCCTTGTATATACCACCCGCTCTTCCAAATGTATCTACACGGGATGTTGATATTTGTCTGAACTACCGGATCGGTTAAATAGGTCTTACGATAAAACGTAAAGTCACCTATGTGCGGCTGTCCTTTTTTGAAATCATAGACTGTCTGGAAACCCTTCATCCGGCCCTTGGGGGTCTTTCTCTCGTGTTCAGCCATGGAAACTACCTCAAAGACGATTTGTCGAAAATATATTGTCTTCTATATAGAAGGTCTAACAACCTTTTTATAGTTTTCGCATCAGTTCTATAAAGTGAGCGCACACGATTACAACCGCCTTCTGTGTGAGTGTGCCGCTTCTTTTCGATCTTAAATTTCATCTTTCGCCATTGAGAAAATATAGCCGCGATCTGTCTATCAGACAATTCGACGCCAAACGAGTCGCGCAAATGTTCGGCTAAAGCGTCTAGCGGAACCATTCTACCAATCATCTTCGTTGACGCTATCGCCAGTTTGATTTTCGTGTCTATTGAAATCATCCTATCCCCTCGCCATATTTTCTTTTATCAAATTCCTCGTCGAGAGCCCTAAAATCATACGCCCTGACCGCATGACGTGGGGCCTTATCTCTTGTTACACCAAGGACTATTGGATTGTGTTTGACTTTGCCCATTAACAAAGGCGCCATGCACAAGCAATCAGGAAAATCGTCGTGTCTGTGTTGCTGCGCTCTGATGAGCACATTCTTTAGATCCTTTGCAAAACCATACGATATTGTGAAGTGTTGTTCCATACACTTACTCATAATCTTCCTTTCGAACGCTTTCTTCAGCGCTTGTGTTTTTGGAAGCATAATGTAGCCGCCTCTTAGCTTATGTTTGTACATCGCATATTGTTCCGCTTTGTTGATACTAAAATAAAACGGAATCACCTTTAACATAAGGCCCGCTTCCATCGCCTCGCGTTTGAAGTCGCCGAACATAGTCTTCCCAGCGCCGGTTGAATCGAGAATTATTGCACGACAGTTGAAAAACCGACAATAGTCTAAGAGCGTAGTCCTAACTAGCTTTGGGTCTATACCACTCGATGGTGGTTTTATTTCGTGTAAGTCTCGTAAGAAGAGTATATCCTTCCCGTACTTTTCGCCCGCTTCCCACAGCGCATACACTATTGAATTGTGGGACTGGGCCAAATCAACTGTTACGAATGTGTCACCATTAATATTCTTTGGGTCACGAATGAAATAGTCGAGCTTATATACTGACCTGGAAAAATCATCACTTGTAAAAAATTGCCCAGTGTGTTCAATAAATTCACAAAGATATTCAGTTCTAAACTTAATACTGTCCTCGCCCCACGTCTTCTTCTTTATCTCAATGTCCTTTTTGGTATACGGAGTCTTATATGCGTCGCCCTTTATCATGGCCTCTATATATGTGAACGTTTTTCTTGTAAAGTGGTCGTAGCGTTTGTCAAATAGATATCGATAAGCGTGGTTATCCTTCGTTTTTGGGGTGCCTATGTTAATAAATGGCGCTTCTTCCGCTAACACAATTGGTTCTATATTAGATTCAAAAAGATTGTCTGGTATCATGGGGCTCTCATCCACTACACAAAATGTAGCGTGAAACCCACGGATGCTCTGACCTTCCCGCTTTGTTTCTGCTGGAAGTGGCTGAGCTACCGACCCACCGTCCAATTTCAAAATTGGGTCGTTTTCGTGCCTCACATTATGGATAATACCTATTTTTGACAGCACGGGCGATTCTATAAAATTCTCTACAACGTCGCCAAATATAATTTTGCACTGCTTCATCTGTGGGGCCACGATCGCAATCTTTTCGCCGCTGCGATAGTAATACATCCACATTGTTATAGCTACACTGAGCGCCTTTGACTTTCCAGAACCTCTTGGAGCCAAAAGCATCAAATATCGGTTAGTAAGACATTCTGCTACAATCTGTATCTGCATGGGGCGCAGCCTAAGTGGGCGTCTCTTGTTGTCGATCAAAAAAGTCTCACAAAATTTCTTGATCAGCCTCTCCAGGGCAATTCGATCCCCGCGAACTGCGTCGAACTGCTCCCTGAGTTTTATGAGTTTGTTCTCTTCGACCATTATTGATATAACTCCTCTGGCACGGGGTGTTGTGACTCGGTAACCATTTTATCCGGCCTAAACCCAAGTTTGTTTATAGTCCGTAATATGTACATCACTTTCTTAACTTTTTCGTTCAGTGTGGTATCAGGGTCCGACATCTCAATTCTAAACGTCCCAAGATTCATTATCAAACTATTCTTTTCCTTTCTCGAAGCGTTGACTGAGATTTCTCCCAGTTGTATATGGCAGTTACAAAAGTTGTTATCTTTGAGCGCAGAAGCTATCGCCGAGATAACTCCATTGATCGACTGTGAGTCTGCCTCTAAGAAGTCCTCTATATCTGGCAAATCGTCTTTCTTATCTGATTCAGACATCTTGTTGTTCCTCATAAAATATGATAAGTTGGCCGCCCAATCTCTTTGTCTTGAATCCAAAGAATTTCGCTTCGTCCTCAAGAGTTATCAGATGCTGTTCCATTTGTCCTCTTTGTCTCATCGTCATTCGTACCACCAAGCATCCGTTCGTCGAGTGTATTTATAAGCTCCTTTACGGACTTCTTATTTTCAATCCCTAACTCTTTCACAGATCTCACTATCAGCTGCGTAAGAGATTCGGATTTCTTTGAAAGGATGCCATATTCGTCCCATTCTTCTGGTTCGAGCGGATGTTTATTCAGCCCCTCCAACAGTTTATTTAGCCTTTTCCACAGCACGAGCTCTTCGTATATGCGTGCCGATAGGGCACTGATAGCAAAGCGTTTCTCGTCGAGGGCGTCACCCATGTCTCCTTTCAACATCCCATAGATCTCGTCGTAAGAAAGGAACTCTCTCATAAGAAAACTCCCTCACCATCGGGTGACCCGTCAGCTTTTCTCGGTACTGGCAATGTTCCCGGTTCACATACAATATGAATAGACATAATTTCCTTCGTCGGTTTCTTCTTTTTTACCTCTCGTTGACCGAACGTCTCCGGTTCTATTTCTTCGGCGTCGTCCGCCCACTCCACAATAACCTGACGGACTGCGCCCCAGTCTACGCTCTGTATGAAAGTCGTCAGCACCTCGGCCCTCTCGATGGCTTTAGCCAAATCGTCCGAAGACATTGATTTCAACATTTTGGATCACCGTCTTCTGGATAACAGAACTTCTTCCCACATTGAGGACACTCTCTGAACGGCACATTATTGCTCCCTACCTTATAATGTAAATAAGCACCACATCGATCACATATTACCATTTTATCACGCAAACATGCCTTCTGCATTCGCACCGTCGTCGACCTTTTTAGTCTTTGTCCTCTTTTCCGGCACAGTTTCCTTCTGCAGTTTTTCTGTCGAGTTGAATTCTAATGTAAATTTGTCCGTTTTCTTCATCTTCTTCCCATTCAACGACATTTCCTCGCAATCCATCTGAAAGAACCCTTCGTTCAGTGAAATGAATTCCTTCACCGACATCGTTACTGTTAGTTTCTTCTTCATTGATTCCCCTCATGATAAACTTATTACAGTCAATAATTATATTGTTCGGCGCCAGAGTTGTTTCCATGTCTCGCATATCGTCTAACGGGAGCTCGCAGCGACTGCACGTTATACAGGCGTTAGCACACCTTGGGCAAATGGAAGACAGGATGGGGGTATCCCCATCCGCCTCCTGAGCACTATCTACCATATCGTTCCTCCCATATATATTTATCTGTTAAAATAGCTCTCGGCGAGGCTAATCAACACGTCAATCTTACCCATCGTGTATTGGATAGCGTTCCCCTGCATTAGGTTGACTACATCTTCCCGATCAAGCTGAATCGGGATCTGTGCTCTCATTCTTCGTACCGTTTTCATCACCGTTTAGAAATTTATCTAGGAGCCCATCAACGCGGCCCTGTAGGCGCACTTTCTCAGTCCGCAGACCTTCGTTCTCTTCCTTTAGCTGTGCCATTAGCTTGGTCACAGAAACAAATCCCTCGTAAAGGATCGTCACCATGTTGTGGGCAGTCTGCTCGACCTTCTTTGGGTCGAGAACCTTTCTCTCGGGCTCCTCGGCCATGTCTATTCCTCGGGTTCAAAGGCGCTCTCTTTTTCGTCCTCGGCCTTTTCTTCAGTCTTCACTTCGGCCTTTTTCTTGGACTTTCCTTTCTTCTTCGTCGCTTTCTTCTTCTTTGGCTCTTCCTTCCGCGCACGCTTTCCTTGTGCAGCTATCAATTCCTGTTTAGTAACCATTCTTATCACTCCTGTATCCCAAAGGGGTACATATAATATACTCGTTCCTCATATAAATACTTACCGGTACTCTGGCACATCACGTTTAAACTGCCTGTAGTGGTTGGCCAGATGGTTATAGGCGCTCTTCTTCTCAGACTCTGGCACGTGCACCCCGCCACGCGCACCTAAGAGTGCACCCATGGCTGCAGCAACGCCCGTCCAGACTGTTGCAAAGTTTCCAGCAACGATATCATGATGGGGTAGTTTGTACGATCCAAAACTCTCTGTGTTCTCTGAATCGACATAAACAAATCCATTAAAGTACTTCGTCCAGCTCATCTTGTCCTTGTCACCCGATCCATCGGATGACGCCCATTTCGCAAGCCTCTTGCGTGCACCACTCCCGTCCCACGGGCGGCCCTCTGGCGCCTTCGTCGGGTTATGTGCCCCGTGCACCCGCAACTCGTCGTATATCTCTTTCATTTGATTTGTGGACTCTTGTTCCATAGTCAATATCGCTTCGTCATGCTCAGACGTGTATGCTGGTCCAACTCCTCTCCCGGGCCTGTCTACTCTGCGCATACTCCCACCGCATTTTGGGCATGATACATCCATACAATGTTGACCCGTTGTCATCTTGTTTCCACATTTAATACATTCACATTCCAATTCTGTCATTTTTTCACTCCTTTTTACCCACCTATTATTCTCTATCTCATAGAATCTTTCGAATTGCCCCCGTGTGATATTGAATTCCAAGGCATAGTTTACAACTCCTTTATGAATCGGTTTTCAAGTATCCGTTTTACTAGCCATTCGTATGTTACACCACCAACGCGTTGTCCGGCTATAGCTTCTAGAGCACCGTCAAAATCGAGCAGATTTATAGTTCTCGTTTTGTCATCAAATATAAGTTGATATCTACCCATCAATTCTGTACTCATCCCATATCACCTTACCATCCTTGATGGCGTCTCTAACGCGCCTCTGACGTGTACTCAACGTTGCGGTCCCAGTCTTGATCTCAAGCAATACAATCTGCTTCAGTTCCTTTTCGGGCCCCCAATCAAAAATTAGATAATCGACTGGCTGTCCCAGAAAATGACAGTCCTCGCTATTATATGGGAAGTCGTGTAGGAAGGGTGCCCAAGTTTCACCGACTTTGCCTTTGATCGATGACCTCGATCTTTTGGCAGCGTCGGCTCGAATTTTCTTTTCTTCTTCGCCCCTCTCACCAATCATTCTGCGCACTTCTAGCTGCGAAGCATTAAAGAGTTGCCTGTACTCTTCCAGTAGCTGTGCATTATCCGCCAGTAGCCGTGCATTATCTGACAGTAACTGCACATTAACCGTGTTCCGCCTATGTGACCAGATAGTGTATATTGCAAGTCCAAATAGTGCCGCCCCGAGGGCCACTTCGATCATGCAAGGTACCACCATAGGGCGGCGAACGACAGGAGGCCCGCCACGAGCCCAGATGCGTCTGCAATAAGGTCGCCCCAGGACCAGCCGGATCCTTCGCCGAAGTATCGGTAGAAGAATTCGTCATAGAGCTCTTTGCCGACAGCAATGGCGAGTGCTGACAGGATGGCTATGGCTGGCCCGAGCAATATCGATCCGAAGAACGTTATTGCGAAGACGACCGTGTAGTGCAAAAATTTGTCCATTTGGAATTTCGCCGTCATATTATCCACCTATTAATAGTTAGTTGTGCTATTTATAGTTTTCGATTAGGACTTCCATTTCGATTTTGTCGAGTTCCGCTTCCATGTCGTAGTTGTCGGCCAATATGTGTCGCACCGCGCAGCTCAACAGATACCATGCGACCAGAAACGCGACAAGTAGGACAGTAAATGCTGCCCCGGTCATAGAAGTGAATCCGTGAACGAGGCGCCACACCCGTAACATTTTGTTGCGGTGGTTGGATTCACAGTGTGACATATTGGGCAATTGAAACCAGAAGACGTCCCACAAATCGTCTCATATTTCCATGTTGGGTTTGTTGGGCCGGTGTCTGGCCAGGTTCCTGTATCGAGCGGCGGGTACCATGGGGTCCAAGGCATCGCTGGCTTGCCCATTTCAATAAGGGCGTCTCGTATGTCGCTCAGCCGGGCATCTTGTGTCCGCATCATGTCGCGGGTGTCGAGCATAACTTCGAGTATGTGCTCTAAGAATCTTTCAGTGGTCCCCGCATGTTCCATAGGTTTCTTAGCAATCTCTTCGCGCGGCCGCCACTTCGGGTGCTCCTTCCGAAAGTCCTCACATTTTTGACAGTTGCATACGATATGGAGACACTTCCGCGCCGCCTTACACTCTTCACATTGACATTGGTCGTGCATTGTTGTCCCTCCCGTTCGCTCGGACCAACGCCTCTTGATATGCTGGATCGGCCCTCGATTGAAGCAATGACGCCCAGTAAATGATTTCTTTCAATTCGTCGAAATCGATCTTGTACTTGTCTGCCACCACAAACAATTTATGCGTGATGGCCACGAGCTCCTCGCCTTCTTTTACCTTTTCCATTTATTCAACCTCCAATATTTCTTTGATCAAAGTTTCTGGAATTATTGAAATGTTACCTCGCTGATGATTGCTGAACATTTCCGTAATGGCCTCCCGCGTCGCGAGCGGCACCTCTTTATCAACGATCACCACGTACTTCTTATCGGCAGACAGTGTGATTATATCAGACACGCTTCCGTGCCCCCTTTGAACCTGCTCTCGGCATTGTTCCGTTTGGAGATGCCGGTTTGGCGTCTATCTTCTTGATTTCCTTGTTCGGGTCATGGCTGAACATATCAATCCCACAAAACGGACATGCCCACCCCATCGTCCCCTTCTTTGGGGCCCACTCATAGAACTTGCCCCCGCAATTCGGACACTCATATCGCCACTCACTCATCGGGCGCCACCTCCACCTGGTTTTCCATCCAAATAGTCGATGTGTCCTTATGGATCTCCTTTTCGAGCGCCTCAATGCGCCCCATCAACTCTAAAATCTGATCGGCGTGCCGCACCAACTCTTCGCGCATGTCAAGTTCGGGCTGTTCTTCGGCCGCCGCGGCCACCCCTACAGAAGTTTCGCTGGGTTGTTTCATGATCTGACGCCTACCCACGCACGATCGTTCCGTCCAGCTTAACATACGCCATAGCTTGTCCCCAACTGTTTTCGATCCATCCTAGCCAGCCCACATTTTCTGGTTTTCTATACATCTTTAAAGTTTCCATGTTCTTATCCTCCTTAGTTTAGTTTACCTTCTGATCCAGCGCCGTCCGACTTTGAACTAGCCTCTTCGACGAGTGTCGGTCGCTCCGCGGCCTCCCTCTTAGCTGGAACATTTACATTGAACAAAATCTCGCAGTCGCAAAAGCCACCATTCTCGTTGAAGAACAGTAATGATCCCTCGATGTCCTTTACGCCCATGTCTTTCATTATTTTTATGGCGTGGCCTCGATCTTTCTTTGCCGTGCAGTCCCAGTGTATCTCTCCGTCGTCATCCTTTCGAAAGTTACATCCCTCCGGACCATCTAGTCGCTCCACGAACTCGTCCCATCTTGGGTGATAAAAATTCATAATACTTCCATCTTCGATGGATGATGGCGGCCAGTTCTTCTTAAGGCGTCCAGTATGACGTGTCACTGCCGGGTAGAGTGATCCAAACAGGTCACTTATGGCCTCTTCAACTGTTGCACCCGCAAAAACGCTATCGCCGTTCGCGATCATGGCATAGTATCCGGGCACTGCTTCTCCATCTGGGCCGCTATCGCGGCCAACTACTAATGTTACTTCATTCATTTCAAACCCTCCAAAATGTCTATTTAGTACTTGTGCTAAATAGACTATATCGTTCCTCTTATTTATACTTTTCTGCGAAGTAGCCCACTTCGAACGCGGGCGCGCAGTTATTGCATTAAGTAACAGTAACTGTTGCAATATCCGATCACCAGTAACTGTACATTACCTTATCCTCGCTTCGCTCGGGCAAGTCTAGTAGCTAGTTAGCGCACCGTAGTGCAATAACTGCGGCTACTGTTGCCCGGGTTGGCGATTCGTTTTTGATGGTCAGCTACTGCCCGGCTATTGCATTTGAGGCGTTTGTAAAGTACTTTTGGGGTGATCACACCCCCAAAGTACATATGTGAGTAACGGTATAATAGGGGCATGGCCAAAGTTAGTGCACCGTGGTACAGCGCGGCATTAACAAGGTGCAATAACTTATTGACGGGGGGCGTTCGCGCCCCTTGAGAGCCCTTTCGTTGGACATTAGGGTGGTGATCAGTTACTGCTTAGCTACTGCCCGGCTATTGCTCAGCTACTGACAAGTATATGCTAAACCCAAAACTGAAAATGTCTCGAAAACGTGTTTTGGGGTTAGTATCTATATATGCCTGTCCAACTAAGATGATTGACGTGAGAAGAGAAAGTGTTTTTTAATCTGTCCATGCTCGGCCTAGCGGCCTCACCTATTAGTTTATCCTTTCTCTCCTCACCGCCTTGCGCTCCATCAACCCTGCTGCGGCAGGGCATCGTAGCGCTGCGTCGCAATCATCTTATCCTTCCCTCGGCCACCAATGCGGCAGCCATCCTCACTGCGGCTCGGCATGCTGCCCTACACTGCGTCCTCGAAATGCTACATAATTGTTCGCATCCACTTCGTGCTCCTACACAATGCGCCTACTCGGCGCCCTCCTGCAAAGAGCACTCGCTCCGCTCCTATAAGCTACATCGAATTGGAAACGCGTGCCACACAATAGCATTAGGTCGTCCTGAACACATGCGCACGCTACGGCGTGCTACACTCTTATCGATGTCACATCGCGAGCGATGACATCGAACGAGTGCGTAACAACAGAGCCCGCAACGGAATGCTGTGACTGCCAAGACCCAATGTGGTTCCTCGACCTTGAACCCCAGCCGGGTGCAAAGATACAGTGCGACACTTGTTGGCTGGCCGAGCACTGGGGCCACGGGGACAAGTTCGTGGATGACCTCGACTACGCTCGGTATCTATGGGAGCATCCCGACATCATAGTCACACCCAGAGCTATCAGGGCCCAGGAGGAACTGCTTGCAAGTCTCAAGAAACCAAAGGGCGTCCTTGCATGGCTGCGGAGGTTGATTGAATGAGACTCCTCCCGATGCTCTGCCCGCCATGGGAAGCGGCCCTGTCCGGTGGTTTCAAGTTCCCAATCGTGATGTTCCACGAAGCTCTGAGTTCGCCAGCGAGGGCAAAGAAGGTGAAACAATGAGCGCGCTATACCCTGGCCGGGAACCAAGACTTCGCCCAGTCACTGAGGTTGACCCGCTGTACAACGAACCAGCCGCCCCGAGAAGTAACTTCACAAACGAAAAGGGCGACCCAATCAGAATGGATGAAACGTTCAATGTACCAACCGACATGGCCATGAACGCCCTGCATTACTGCAATCATTGTGGCCAAATCACCGAGCACAACAATGAGGTCGTCTATGCAAAGTCGCACTGGAGCGCCGAGTTCAGTGACCGCAACCGCGTCCAGCACCTAACATGTTTCCTTTGCAACACCGTGAGTCGATGAGGTCATCGACTGCGGCTCTTATTCCGCTCAAATCTAACGATGAGCGAAAACGAGCCGGACGGAACTCCCGTCCCCGAGTCCGTTGAATCGGACGGTTCAACGAACCCACCAGAGCCTGCCCCGGTAGCAGCATTGCCTGCGCTTCCGGTAGCCATGTACCCAGCAGAGGATGACGAGACCATATACATCGTCGACCTTGAGCTGTCTTTCTGCAGCGCCGAGTTGCTGGTCAAGAAGGGCATCGTCGTGGACTGCCCCCAGATGCTGAACTGGACTCAGCACTACAATGATGAGGGGAGAACGCCAAGAAGGACACAACTGAAGGATGTCATCGAGTGGTACAAGCGCCCTGGCAAGACAGACGCGGAAGGAGAAACAAAGGCGCCAGAGTTCAGGAGCGCCAAAATCGTGGGCATCCTCTAGGAGGAGCCCAAGCCAGGGGAAACCCTGGCTACTTACTCTCAAACCTCCGCTAACAGAGGTTTATGTTCGCCCGTCGCCCAGCACGGGTACCCCAAAGCTGGGCACTTACATTTCAAGGTGAGATTATGAAAGAAAAAGAGAAATGGGATAACATTGTGTGCTGGGCTCTTGAGAAGCCGGACGACAGCACAGTTACAGTCGTCGAGCTTCGCCAAGAAATCCGCGAGATACAGGGCAAACAGGACAAGGTGGCCCGCAAAAAGGAGCACGAATCCATACCAAAGCTGTCATCGCGCCCAGATGAGGAACGAAGGATGGGCTTCTTCAGGGGCGCACTTGTCGAGAACCATAGGCACGAAGGCCACATGCAGTGGCACCCAGCCTTCGTCCAACACAGAAAGAAGAGGTGAAATTATGATTGTGATATTTGAAAATGGAGAACACCGCAAGATAATAAGCATAATCTTCAAGGACAAGCTTACGGCTATGCTGAGATACACAAACGGGTCAACGGAGAACATAGCCACAAAAGGCCTGATGACAATCATCGACGAGAAGGAGAAGTAAGATGTCATACAGAGTCGTCAAGTGCTTCCATTGCGGAGAAGATGTCGATTGCATGTTGTTGAAATGTCCTAAATGCAATCAACCGATACCATCAGAGGTTGTGTAATGCCAAAGAAGGGAATGCCATACATCCATTCGAATGAGAAGACTCCGTTTGCTCCAAAGAAAAAGATCCGAGGCAAAGGAAAAATAGGTGAGAAGCGCGCCACAAGGATCAAGAAAAAGATCCACAGGGAGAAGCCCTTCAAGGTTGCGGGGGCGCTGTGAATGGTCGCTCTTATTAAGAGGTGAAAAGGATGAAAGTAATATTTATCGGAGATAGATTCTATGAAGACTCCGGGACCATAATGAGTCCCGTGTATGAAATAAAAGAGGGCGGAATCGCCCGCACAGACTGGGGCTTTATCACAATAGCACTAAGAAACGGAGAAGAAGTACACATCCGACCCGCAACAAAAGACGAAATGAAAGCGTTCGAATTGCGCCTGTTAAAGATAAATGCCGAGAACGCAGTTACTGCATAGTGCGTTCGAGACAGCGTCGAGAACGCACTCCACGCTTGAACTATTGAAGCGCGTCGTGCGTAAAAGAATAGGAGGTGAGAACGAATGGAAGAGAATGAGAAAGAGGCCAAGCCAGCATTGCCAGCTGCAATGTATCCCGCGGCAGATGACCACAAGACCTACGCAGTGGACCTGGAGTTGGGATTCTTTCACGGAGAAATCCTTGTAAAGGATGGCAACGTGATAGATGCACCGCAGATGCTGAAATGGACCCAAGAGCACAAGGATGGCGAGCCAAGGCAGATGCCACTGAAGGACGTGATAGAGTGGTACAAGAGGCCGGGCAAGCTGGACAAGGAAGGCAATGAGAAGTTGCCCGAGTTCAGGGCAGCCGAGGTCGTCGCAGTCCTAGACAGGGAGTAGTCCATTCGAGTCCCAGGACCCGAATGAACATTTTTCAAACGATGGTCAGAGTCCGGAGGACTATGAACATCTCTTTTTTTTATTAAAGCCGCTTCAAGTGGCTTCATTTGGTGAGTCCGTGTCGGCAGACGCCTCCACGGACGCTTGTTAGGACGTGAAATAATGACCAATAAAAACTATACAAGCGTTCACTCGACCCGCCCGGGGAGAGGGAACAACATCGGAAACTGCGATATATGCAGCAAGCTGAGGAAGAGAGACGAGAACAATCTGTGCGGCGGATGCAAGGCAAGAATCTGAGGGAGAAACATGGGGCTGTGCTATAACTGCTTAATGCTAGCAGAATGCCAAAAGGAAACAATAAAGGAAAAGAAAAGGGACGCCAGAGCCAATGCAACAAAAGGTGTCTGTGACAGGTGCGGCGAATGAGTCCGAAAGATGTCAAGGTGGGCACATGGGTCCGGATAATGCCACAGCCAACCACAAACTGAGCAACGCCGAAGCAGTGGCCCACACAGTGTGAGAACCGGCTATTGCACAAGCGTTCATTCGACTGAACAGGAGAATGAACTATGAAACAACCAGAAGATTTTCATGCCTTTAGACAAAAAGGCATAGTAGAACCACTCATATACAAAGATCATAATAACGGGGAAAAGAATCTATGCGGGCGCGAAGACCCATTCACAAACACATTCATCTGTACCAGAAAGAAAGGCCACGCCGACATGTGTGAGGCAGCCGGCGTAGGCCACTGCTGCGCCAGATGGGACCATCTCAGAGCAGTCGCGGAGAAAATCTAAACAGCTATTGCACAAGCGACCGTTGAGAACGGTTATTGCTACAAGCGTTCATTGAGATTCATCAGAATCGAAAATGAACCCCTAGTCCTTTTCCCTATGTCTTCTTGCGTTCCTTTTCCTGTGAGAATAGAGGCAAAAATATGAACTATGAGCACCTAGTCCGCGGCATACTATCCTGCTGCAAAAGCAATGTAGGCGAATGGACCGAAGACCGCAAAAAGATATGTAGTGCCTGTGCAGAGTTCTGGCGCTTCCTCCCAGAAGAGGCCAAAACTGAGATCCTCGAAGAAAGAAGGTTGCTCAATAGTCTCTAAGCGCGGGCCCGACCAAAGAGAGGGGGAGCTATGAAAACGGTAAGATATGAAGGATCGAGTCACCGAGTTCTCTTTAAGGATCACGACCCTTGTTCGCTCTCATGCCAGGTCAAGGACCATAAAGATGGCTTCATATGTACCCGCAGCCGTGGCCATAGTGGCCCGCACGAGGCGGGCGGCTACACCTGTTACGCAATTTGGGGCACAAAAGAGGAAATGGCAGAGATAATGCCCAAGATACTGGCGATGCAATTATAGGTGAGACTCATGTCCAAATTCAAGATCGGTGACCTCATAGTTCACCATAAGTGCCACAGACAGACGGGCTGTTCGTTCGTGGACAAGTTCTTTGAGGTCACAAGAGTGGGGACAAGGACGATTTTTGGCCGGGACAAAGACCACCCAGGATCGCACCCCATCCCGTTCAGCGCAAACGAAATCCGAAAGGCGACAGTAGAGGAGATGTTATAAGCCATGGAACCGAAGAAGTTTGTCATAGATGTGTCAGAATGGCACGGGGACATTCTCGAAAAGGAACATTACCAAGACCATGATAAGAGTTGGGACCCTAGCACGATGTGTGAAGAAGTCATCTTGGCAACTAGCCTAAGCTGGCGCTGTACACGGCCAAAAAATCACAAAGACCTACATGAAGCTGGCTTCGGAGGCAGAGCCGGGTGTGGGGCAAGATGGGATAGGGAATTCGCCCTTCTCCATAGTCTGTGAGTTATTGCACCTTGTCAATACCACGCCACAATTGTGGCAAGGAGGACGAGATATGGAAAAAGATGGCATCCCAAGCTTTTGCAAGACCTGCCCCGCAAGGTTAGCAAACGCTGGGCGATGTGACAGCAAGAGTTATGGTGAAATGCGCCGTCTAGTCGAGCTTTGCCAAAAAAGAGGAGAGGTGTGGCACTGGGGCGGGGGAACTGCCCTCGCCGACGTTTCGTGCCCAGAAATTATACAACACATTCTTGAGAACTCCAAGGTGATTACAAAAGGGAAATACCTGGCAATGCGACTGTGA